TAAACCCAGTTCAGACAAACCCATGCGTTACGTCACCACTTCCAACCTCTCCACCCGTGCCCTTGAGTGGGTGCCTGTCCGTGACGACGACACTCAACCCTCTTATGAGGGAAAGGTCGCCCGCTTCTCTTCTGTTGACCTGGCGGGGATCTACCGTGACGCCGCAGGGTATCGCTTCCCTCACCGCTGCCCTGTGAGTGGGTACGCCTACCAGCGCCAGGAGCGTTGGGGTCAGGGGTGACCCTCTGGGTTCGTGATCCGGCAGTGCCCCCCGTTGTGGGGGCGTGCCCGCCCCGCCCGTTTAAAAACCCATGGGTCCCCATAAGCTATAAAGTGTTACGATCGCCAGCTCTTTATAAGATCCAAAGTCCAACTCACAGGTTTTCTATATAAAACAAAAATGGAAACACAAAAACCTCCAATGCAAAAAAATCCCGGAGAAAATATTACGACTGTAGAGGTCGATCCTGTAACTGGGGAGTATTATGTAACAATACCTGAGTGGATCCTGAATGATTTTGGGTGGTACGAGGGCACTGAAGTTAATATGGAAGTCGATGGGGACTCGATCATTATCTCAGAGATTTCCAGACCTTGACCTCACATAGATAATGATGTATGATAACTGATGTAATTACACTGTCTTATGGCTAAAGGATTTACTGTAAAAGCAAAGACTCCGACAGTCACCAAGGAAGTCGAATTCGATTATGACAAGGCACGGGAGATGATCCGTGGTAAATCAATCGTCTTCTGCCTACCTGGTCGTGGAGTTTCTTACACTTTCTTAAAGAACTTCGTACAACTCTGTTTTGATATCGTACAGAGTGGTGCTAGTATTCAGATTTCGCAAGACTATTCTTCGATGGTCAACTTCGCACGATGCAAGTGCCTAGGGGCGAATGTGCTTCGTGGACCAGACCAGATTCCCTGGGACGGCAAGCTAAAGTATGATTATCAATTATGGATTGATAGTGATATTGTATTCAATACTGAAAAGTTTTTACAATTAGTATTGATGGATCAAGATATTGCTAGTGGTTGGTATTGTACGGAAGACGGGCAAACGACCTCTGTAGCACACTGGATGGAGGAAGATGACTTCCGTAATAATGGTGGAGTCATGAACCATGAAACGTTAGAAACGATGTCTCGTCGTAAGAAACCATTCACTGTTGACTATGCAGGATTTGGATGGTTGATGATTAAGCATGGTGTCTTTGAGCACGAAGAGATGAAGTATCCCTGGTTTGCTCCGAAGATGCAAGTCTTTGAATCTGGAGAGGTTCAAGATATGTGTGGAGAAGATGTATCGTTCTGTTTGGATGCAAAGGAAGCAGGCTTTGAAATCTGGTGCGATCCTCGTATCAGAGTTGGTCACGAAAAGTCAAGGATTATTTGATGGCTAACGAACTTTACAATATCTATTGTAGAGGGAGGAAGATTTACTCCCACTTGACTGAGGAAGAGTATTTCGATATAATGGAGGACCTGTCGGTAGAGTATTATCAGACAGGCTCTCCAAGACCTGATGAATTGGACACTGAAATTATTAAGGAGAATTATTATGGCTATGCGTAAAGGTGGCGGTTATGTGGAAGGTGCGCCGAAGAAAACTCGTCAAGGGCGGGGGATGAATACAAAGTATGCGGCGTCTTCTCGCAATAAAGCGAAAAAGCGTTACCGTGGTCAAGGTAAAGGTTGAATACTACAAGGGGGCAGCACACCATGCCCCTTTTTTATGCGAATAAATACGCACATAAGGGATAGCAACCCCTCTAAAAGTTCTGATTTCATGTAAATCAGGAGCTAAAATGGGTAATTCACCTGTCGATAGAAACAAAGAACTCATGAGAGAATTATGGGGAACTGATCGTCTCGTCTCAGACTATGGTTCAATGGAAAAAATCAATGTCTATGAGGAGAAAAAGGAGTTTCTTCAGGAAATCATGGACTATGAGAAGACTCATGACTTGAAGAAACAATCACAACTTCATGAAAAGATCAGAAATGATGAAGATTATGATGATTGGGACTATGGAACAGAGCCAACATATGGCAATCCTTGGATGTAAATATAAATAAAGCAAGAAAACTTCTTGACAAATGGCGATTTCACGGGTTTCTAGAGCATTCAAGGACATTAGTTTGTCTTTTGAGCCCCATCCTGTGACTAAAGACCTACCCATACTTAAGAATGAGGCGGCAATTACCAGATCAATTCGTAATTTAGTACAAACAATACCAAACGAACGCTTTTTTCAACCACTTTTAGGGTCTGATGTGCGTTCAAGTCTGTTTGATTTTGTCGATTTTGGTACTGCTACCCTCATTCAAGAGCAAATTTTGACTACGATTGCTAATTTTGAACCAAGAGTCAATAATGTAAGGGTAGAAGTTGATCCTCAACCTGATAATAACACGTTTGAGGTTGTTGTTTTGTATAATATCATCGGTCAAGACGTTCCTGTTCAGCAATTTACATTCTTATTAGAGGCTACCAGATAAAAAGATGCCTTTTACAAAATTTACCAACCTAGATTTTGACCAGATAAGGACCTCGATCAAAGATTATCTCCGTGCTAACTCAAATTTCACGGATTTTGACTTTGAGGGGTCCAACTTTTCTGTCTTGATCGACACGTTAGCATATAATACTTACATTAATGCATTCAATGCGAATATGGTAGTCAATGAATCCTTCTTGGATTCAGCAACTTTGAGAGAAAACGTCGTTTCTCTCGCTAGAAATATTGGATATGTACCTCGCTCTAGGAACGCCGCTAAGGCAACGGTAAGTTTAAGTGCACAAACTACCTCTGGGTCGGATACATTGACCTTACAGGCGGGTCTAGTGTGCGTAGGGACATCAGATAACAGCAATTATATCTTCTCAATACCAGAAAGCATCACTACAACAATCAATTCTGGTGCTGCTACGTTCAGTGATATCACAATTTATCAAGGAACCTACCTGAAGAAGCAATTTGTGGTCGATGGATCACTTGATCAGCGTTTTATCCTTGATAATTCCTTCATTGATACCTCAACAATCGTTGTTAAGGTCAAAGGACTCTCCGATAGCGGTGAAGGAAGAGAATATTCCCGTGTAGACAACATTTTAAACATCAATAAGAGTTCAGAAATCTATCTGATTCAAGAAGTTCAGGATGAAAAGTATGAACTTCTGTTCGGAGACGGATATTTTGGCAAAAAATTGGAAAATGGGGCGATTATTACCGTTTCTTACATCATCACTGACGGTGAAGATGGAAATGGAGCGTCTAATTTCTCATTCTCCGGCAGATTTTCGGATTCTTTAGGAAATACAGTCATTCCAACCAACACAATTAGTGTTACAACCGTAAATGCAGCAGCAAACGGTAGTGCGATTGAGAGTGTTGACTCAATTAAGTACTTCGCACCAAGAATTTACGCTTCTCAGCACAGAGCAGTGACGACTCGTGACTATGAAGCGATTATTCAGCAGATTTATCCAAATACAGAGTCAGTTTCTGTCGTTGGTGGTGAAGAATTAGACCCACCAGAGTTCGGAAACGTCATTATTAGCATCAAACCCAAGAATGGAGACTTTGTTTCCGACTTTGATAAGCAAACTATCCTCACAAAACTGAAGGATTATTCACTTTCTGGTATTAATCAGAGAATTACTGATCTTAAGGTACTTTATGTTGAAATTAACTCAGGAGTTTACTACAACAGCTCTCAAGTTACAAACGTCAATGCCCTGAAGACAAAGGTAGTTTCAGTTCTTAACACATTTGCTAGAGCAAACATCAATCAATTTGGTGGTCGCTTCAAATATAGCAAATTGTGCCAGACTATTGATAATTCAGACAATGCGATCACCTCTAACATCACAAGAGTCATCATTCGTAGAAATCTGAAGGCACTGATCAATCAATCTGCTCAATACGAACTCTGTTTCGGTAACAAGTTCCATATCAACAGTGATGGATTCAACATCAAGAGCACTGGATTTAGTCTTGCTGGTAGAACGGGTACATTCTACTTCACAGACGTGCCTGGAAGCGACGGGAAGGGCGTTATCTCCATCGTTAAGGACATTAACGAGACTGGTAAGTATGAGGTCGTGGTGAAGTCTGCAGGCACAGTAGATTACACGAATGGTGAGATCATTCTCAACACTTTAAACATCACATCTACAGCAGTTGAGAACAATATTATTGAGATTCAAGCATTCCCAGAGTCCAATGATGTCATTGGTCTAAAGGATTTGTATCTATCCTTTTCTGTTGCTGATAGCACCATAAATATGGTTAAAGATACTATAACATCTGGCGAACAGATTTCTGGCGTCGGTTATAAAGTTACTTCTAGTTACTTAAACGGAGAACTAAAGAGAGGATAAAATGATACAAACGGGCTTTGAGAAGAGGGTAAAAGTTCAGCAAATAATCGAGAGTCAACTACCAGAATTCATACTTTCAGAAAGTCCAAAAACAGTAGATTTTCTAAAACA